CTATTATACTGTTGTTCAATTGTAATATTTCTAAGTTGAGCTAATTGAATTATTTGTAAATACTCACTATCAGAAGTAAATATACCGTGATCTTCTTGATGTTCTGCATAAGAGACTGGAAATCCTAGCTTTTTTCCAAGATCTTTATAGTGTCTTGATTGCATAACCTGATCTTTTTTAAGTCCTAATTTTCTAAATGCTAATGAGTGTAGCGTTCTAAAATATGGAAGATCATCTTCAGTTAAATTAAATTTTTTAATTGCTTCGTCTCTAGCATGGTATGCAGCTTTTTGCGTAAAAGCAAAATAGCCTATCTTATCTGGATCTGTTTCTTTTAAATAATCATCTACCTTATTTAATAGTGTAGTAGTCTTTCCTGTACCTGGTGGTCCTAATACTATTGTTTTCATCTCTCCTCTTTAGTTTTAGCGTAATGACATGGTTTACAAAGCATTTGAAATTCAGCGTGTTCAGCATGATAATCACACCATAGTTTTCTATGCTCTTCTTTTAATCTCCAATACAAACCTTTTTCATTTTTATTAATACCTTTTATAAATTCATCCCGATTTTGAATCTTAAAAAAATTATATACAATATTCTTAAAAGGAACAACATGATCAATATCTAAACCTGCTTCTCTTGGTGCCATACAATCAAAACATTCATATATATGTTGATTGTTTTGTCTATATTTTTCAGATTGATATTTTACTTCATACCTCATTGCAGAATTAAATCTTTCCTCATCTGATACTGTACCTTTACCAAAACAAGTTAAATAATTTTTGGCTGTTACTGATTCAGTAGACCCATCTTCAAATTTAAAACCTAAGCAATAATCATTGTAATCATCTTTTATTAAAACATAACTTATATTTTTGTTTCCATTAGTTTTTCTATTGTACCAATTTAAATCTATTAAATACCTATCAAAAAGATCTTGTACTTGAGAATTTTTCAAAATAGTATCCTCTGTTAATTGAATCTCTTTACCTGGCCAGCTATTGTTAGCTGTCTCTTTTACTAAACCTCTAAAGAATTTATAAGCTTCGGGTTTTGTTTTAAAATCTTTTCCACATATATTTGTATATTTCATTTTTTTATTTTTGCTATAATACTTAAAATTAAATCCACATTGTTTTTTGATAAATATAAAACAGCTTTTATAACTCCTTCTAAATTATCCCCTAGTTTACCAATTCCTTGATTACAGGCATAACAAATCCATCCTCTAAATGTTTCTGTTTCGTGTTGGTGATCTAGTTGTAAAACTCCACTATTACTATATTTTTTTTTATTTAAGATAGTTTTTACTTCTAAACCACAACATTGACAGTTTTGTGGTTTAGGAGGTGCTATTTTATATAATTTTTCTATTATTTTACCGTGTTTAGCCTGACACTCTCTACACGCAGATCTTCTCATTTCTCCTCCAAAAGCAGTCGTAGACCAAAGTGGGAATGCTTTAACAGGTAGTTCTTTTTTACAATGAGTACATATTTTTACACCAAGTTCAAAATCTTGTTGAAAAACAATATCTTCTTTTTCATTAAATAAATTCATTTGAACAGTTTTCAAAATACATCCTTTGGCTTCAGTTCTTTTTGAACATAATCATCTTTTTTCTTATCAAATTGTTTTACTGTAAAAACAGAAATTCTTTCTTTACCCACTCTTTTTTTATCATCACAACTACAATGATCCTTTAACATTTGTGCTGTACGTTGATAGTTTATATCCCATCTTTGTCTCACTAAAAATTTACTATAAAACATGCTAAAAACAAAATGATGATAACCATCGTGAGTCCATACTCCACCCTTTTTAAGATCTGTAACATCTGATCCAATATGTCTATTTAAACAAAACTCTTCTAAATGATTTCTTAATTGATCTGCTGTTGTTACACCTTCTGGTGCTTCCACAGGTTCGTGGTTCTTCATCAATGGATTTATAATCATGTCCCAATCTCTAGGCTTAACGGTTGGTGGTTTAAAATCCAACTGTTCCATACATGCTTCTTGAAACAAACTTTGTTGTTTTAAAAATTTTACGTTCTCTAAGTGTAGTCGTTCACCATCAACGTTAAGATAATAATATGGTTTTTCTAGTTTAATTTTTTGTAAATCAGTTAGTGCAGGAAATACTATTTCTTCTCCTATTCCAAACTTTCTGCTTCTACATAATTTTTTATCACATAGATTACACATTGGAACATCATTGCATTTATAGCCCCAGTCTTTTTTATCATGTTGTCTTTTTACTATATCTACTTCTGATTCACTTAATGGACTTGTTGATGCTGCAATGTTAAACATTGTAATTCTACTCTTCCACTCTGCTGGCCATTTCTTTTTAGCATATACCCCAAAGTGAAACATTGCATTATTTCTTCCACCTTCTGGAATTTTATTCATGGCCATAAGTTCTATGCATGGAGGCGCATCTGAATATTCTGATGTAGGTCTTTCTATTTTAATTTTTGTAATATCTTGTTGTACATGACGTTGGTACAATCCATAAAAGCCATCTAGACTAGCAGCGTTTCCATTTTCAAGAAAAGCATATCTTGTTGTATTATCACCATTAAAGTACGGTAAATTTAAAAAATTTCCAGTGTCGTCTTGAGATTTTAATTGAATTTGTTTTGGAAAGACTTCTGATCCGCCGTATCCTAGTAGTGTTTTTATTTCTGTAAGTTTGTCTCTCATTCTTTCTGCTGATACCGACTCTGTGGTAAACAGAAAAACGTGAGCTCCTCCGCTTTTTGACCTACACACTACCAGTGGTAGATTATATTTTTTTATTTTATCTATTAATTTTTTATGATCAAAACCTGCATAAGAATCTATATCTACACATCCCCATACACATTGATTATCTTCATTAATTGGAATAATTCCTAAACTTTGTGTTCCTTGTAAATGTTTTAACCAAAGCTCATCTATGACGGGTTGTCTTACTACAAACGATTGACCTTTTACTTTAACACCATTTTCTCCTTGTCCAGAGACTTTAGTGCAACCATGAGCTCTTTTTAGGCCCTTAAATATATCTTTAAATTTTTTTATTCTATCTTCTATCATAATTTTTGTCTTGGGCGTTTCCACTCTCGCTTCCACGCCCAATCCTAGGAATCTAGTTGCACTAGATGATTAATATGGTGAATCGCTTTTTGATTCGTCAGATCCGTGTTTAACTTTTACTTGACCCTTGCTATTTTTTTCAGCAAAGCTTTTAGCAATTTCGTAAACACCTTTATCTGTAACCGGACCAACTTTAGATACATCCCATCCAAACCATGTTCCTTTGTCATTAGACATTTGAACAGTTTTTAGATTATAAATGTGGCTGTATGTTGGCGGTGTGAATAAGCCATTTTTTCCTTGTAGCTTAAGACCCATCATGATTGAATTCCATTTACGACTAATCTTTAATTGAGTAGCCTTCATAGATATCAAAGCTGTTGATGGACTTTTACCCATAAGAATCACAAAGTGATTCGCAGTATTTTCCAGATAATTACCATTAGGTAATCTATCCTTCCAAGATTTATCACGAGTAGTTGTACTCACGATATCACTATCTGCACTATGGATTGCTACGGGAGCATTTCCAGATTGACCTCTGTCCTGCCATTCGACATACTGTCTTTCATAATGAACGGGTATAACATTTATACCTTTTGATCCATCATAAAGCTCTTTGGTCACACTGTTTACAATCATTCCAGGTTCTGCTCCGCTAATAAACTTAGCATTTTGTTTATTAACTTCTGGAGATAATTGTCCCAAAACTTTCAGAAATGGTAATGCAAGATCTTCTTGCGTCATATTCTGAGAGCCCGCATTTGCATCAGCTTCGAACAGAGTCGTAGACAATGCACCTGCTTCTTCTTTTCTTTGTACTTGGTTCATGTTTATTGTTTCCTTTTTATTGTTGTTTTATTTCCAACGAATACGTTGAAAAGTTCCGTCGGCATTTCTTTACCTGCCTCAATACGCTCAC